CCCACCAACCCCACAACCCCGGCGGCTTTCAACGCACCATTCTTACGTCGCTTACGCGCCGAAATCATCTGGGCTTTCTTCAGCGCAGCCTTGCGGCGAGCGGTCATCTTGTAGGCCGACTTACCTCCGACCCTGCCACGTCGTCTACCAGCCATGCTTAGGTTCTCCTGTTTCCAAGTATCAACGACACCAAACGTTCGTGTTCTTTACTAATCGTAATGCCATTCTTCGCCATCACAGCCTTATAATGGCGGGTTCGCTCCAAAACTTCGATAAGACTTACGTCGCCTATTCTTCGCTTCAAAGCCTTCCTGACAGCAGGAGATTTTTTAGCGCCTTCCGGCCCAAAACGAACAAGTCTTTTGTGCAATTTTGCCGTAGATTCATGCGTTTTTTTACTGACGTGGTCAATCAAACCGTAATTAATATCAATAAAAGTAACGTCTACTGGATTTTGGACGGCTTGATGCGGTTTACGTTGCGTTACCTGTTGCGGAGCACCGCTAATTTGCTCTCCAAGCGCTGCTTTTACAACCGGCGATGTTGTTGTAACAGGCGGCCCCTGTAATTTTGCGCGACCAAGTTTATGCCTTTTGTATACAGTGCGACCAGTCAAAGCCAAAACACCCGCCACGCCTGCCGACGCGAGAACCCCTTTGACAATTTTCTTATTTCGACTTCGCTTACGTGCGCTAGCTAACTGGGCTTTGTGCAAGGCTCGTTTACGTGCCGGTGTGAGGCGATAAACCCTGGCCCTAGCCATCATTGGCCCTTCTTTTTTTGCTTACTCAACCACGGGGGTGGGTTTTTTCTATTTTTAGCTTCTTCGTACCTTTTTGCACGCGCTTTGGGATCGTAGTTTTGGCGTTTTCGCAAAGCATCATTCGGGCGATATCGCCTGTAACTCCTGGCCGTTCCGCTAGAGTCTACTGCAAACACTCTGTTTTTCTTTCTTTGCGTGCGAGCTGCCTTACGTTTTGCTTCCTCTTGTCTTTCTGAAATAACAGTAATTTTGCCGGGACCACTGTAGTCAATATCTCCAATATCAGAGTCATCGAAAGATTTATCAAACGTTATTGGTTTGGGACTGCTACCAGTTGTTTGTTGCACCACATTTACTGGCGACGAAGAAACCGCTTTTGCTGTGGTAGAACCAGATTTTTTACGGCGAGAGCGATTGTTAGCGGCGTACAGGGTTACTCCGATAACCCCAAGCGCGCCAACACCAGCCCCTACACCGGCAGCAATGCGGCGCTTTTTCTTTCCACGACGTTTACGGGCGCTAGCAGCCTGGGCTTTTTTGATGGCTGCGCGGCGAGCAGAGGTCATCCGATATGCGCGAGCCACTATCGCTTGGCCTTTCTCCTACGCCGTACATCTGGCCTGCCCATGCGATAGCGCTTGTCCATTTTCAAACCCTTCCTGGGTTTTCTGGTAGCTACTTTATCGCGGAGGGTTCCTGCTGCAACAGTTCTTGCTTTATGATTATTTTCAAGCTTTTGGCGAGCTTTACGCCTAACGCTATCTTTTTTCTTCTTAATTGTTTTCTTGTTTGCGTAAATAGTACCGCCCACCGCCACTGCTACCCCGCCAGCCACGACTGCGCGGCGAATGTTTTTGCGGCGACGTGATGATTTCTTCCCTCCACCACGACGACGTTTGCGAGCACTGGCCTGCTGGGCTTTGCGTAGAGCCGCTTTCCTGGCGGGAGTCATTGTGTAGGCCATTACCACCACAACCTTTTCACTCTGCCATTTGAGCCGACTCTTACCTGCTTGCCCGATTTGTAGCTAAACCCAACTGTTTTTCGGCCTTTCATTTTATTTAAGCGATGCCTCGCCCTAGCATTAACATCTTTTCGGTACATTTCGTGGAGATACTTTGCAACGGACTTCTTTTTTCCGTTTTTATCTATAAAAGTATCTGTTGGAACTTTCCCCATAAAGTAATTTTTAGACTTTGGGTTTAAGCTTTTTCCTCTGGCCTGTTTTGATCTTGCATAACCCCTAGCCTCAAGATAAATCCTCGCGACACCCGTCGAGCGGCTGGCGTGGTCCCTCTTTTCCTTAAGCATTACTGCTTTACGTTCAGCCTTTGTAAGCTTTCTACCTTTTTGAACTTCTGCTATTTTTACGAATTTCCTTTGCGCCATTGGTTGAACAATTAATCTTTCACGGTTTTTGTAGGTGTATCCAGCCCCAACGACTGCACTAACACCGGCAGCCACGACCACTCCACGACGAATGTTCCTGCGACGGTTGGAGGTTGTTTTTTTCTTCCCCCTCCCTTTGCGCTTACGAGCAGAAGCTAGCTGGGCTTTACGTAAAGCGGCTTTACGGGCTGGGGTCATCCTGTAGGCAGCCACTTAAATCCACAACCTTGTGACTTTACCTTTTGCGGAAACCTTTTTTATCTTGCCTGACTGATATCCAAACCGTCTTGTTTTACCCTTCATTCTCGCAAGACGATTTTCCGCTCTTGAGTGAACATCTCTACGATACCTTTGGAATTCTCTAAACTGATCGCTAATTGGAATTCCATGACCTTCCCAAACACTGCTTGCAGAGCCTGGTCTTAAGCTTCTACCGCGAGCGACACTGCTTTTAGCAAACTTTCTCAGAACCAGATATTCTCTTGCCCTAAAAGTTGACCGAGATGCATGGTCACTTCTTTCCTGCATTCTCACTTGGTGTTTTTGCTCTTTTGTTAAAGGTCTACCCGCTCTTTTTGCGGCTCTTGACTTAAAGTAAACCGCTGCCGCTTCAGCGCCAGGTGCAATGATAAGTCGTTCACGGTTTTTGTAAACGTACCCGGCACCAGCAGCCGCACCGATAGCGCCTACAGCTATAGCTGTGCGCTTCGCTATTTTACGATTACGCGATTTAACACTAGCTTTAGAAGAACTCGACTTGGGTGCTGCACCGCGACGACGAACACCCTTTGATGCCGCTGCTACTGCCCTAACCCTGTTTTTACGAACCGGCGCTTTACCGCGACTCTTACGTTTACGGGCCGAGGCTAGTTGCGCTTTTTTGAGAGCGGCTTTTCTAGCCGGGGTCATCCGATACATGGTTAAAGTCCCAAAGCTTTGATAGTTTTGTTAGCTTTATAGGCTTTGTAGTTTGCGTTAAAAAGGAATGCGTGACCGACAGCATCTAAACTGTCAGATCGCGGTGGCCCACCCCTACGTCGCGTTGAGGCTGTCGAACGTGTGGAGTGATTGACTTTTGATGCTTTCGGTGCTTTAGGGCCACTCTTACCAAGCTTCCTGGCGTAGTACACCCCTGATGCCCCCACTAGACCGGCCAACCCTCCGGTAGCAGCAACGAGAGCCACGCGCCTGCGAATGTTTCGCTTTCTATTTTTACTTTTCCCTTTGCCCCTGCGTTTACGAGCAGAGGCTAGTTGCGCTTTTCGTAGAGCGGCTTTTTGCCTAGCAGTTCTTACAGCAGCCATCAGTGGCCCCTTCTCATTTCAGGCCCGTAAGCCATTTTTCTTTCTAGCTCGCGGCCTTCAGCCGCCCACTGCTCGTCGCTGACCTCAAAAACGTTGTACTTGGCTTTCTTTCCACCACCGGGAACAGGCTTTCCATGCATTTCCCGCATCATTTTTTTGTAAGCGTCGGAACCAGAGGCCCGAATAGGAACATGTACTTTATGGTTGATGGTGCCTGCTCTGGTAACAACACGACTATCCGCTGCTCCACCAGCCTCGCCGTTAAACCACCCCTGAACGCCACCCACTGTGGCGGGGCGTTGCGGCCTTCCATCGTAAGGAACTTTCGATCCTGGTGTCGATCCTGGTGGTTTTTGCAAAGACTTGCGATTACGGGAAGTCGTGTATTTCCAGATTCCGGTTCCAGCGCCAACAGCAATTGCTCCTGCCACCACAGCGCCAATAGCCTTTTTGTGCCCACTACTGAGTTTCCGACAAGACTTAAGACCGAATTTGCGACGTTTCTTAGCACTTGCCAGTTGAGCTTTGCGTAGGGCTGCTCGACGCTTGGCCGTAAGGGTATACCTAGCCATTATTTTCTCTTTTTCTTAGCAGGTTTACGGGAAAACTCAATGAGCATTCCTGAAATACCAAACGTCGCCTTACTAGCAACCTTACGAACACCCTTAGCCATCCAATAGCCAAGAGAATCTTTTGCACGGCCCTTACGTTTTCGGGCGCTAGCCAGTTGAGCCTTGCGTAAGGCTCGTCTGCGAGCCGCCGTCATTTTACGAGACATTACCCACTCCCGTAATAGCCAGTTCGTGAAACCCCGGCCCGTTTCATTTTCTTACCAAGTCGCTTGTTGTATCTGGAGGCTTTCCTGGCGTTTCTCATCGCGCCCCAATTTGTTCTTGCTGGTCTATTAGTGGCAAAACCAGTGCCGCGACCTTTACGGTCAACATACTCCATGATTCCACGGCGCTTTCTGCGAAGTTTCTTGCTGCTTTTTGCAAGAATCTTTCGTTTACGAGCGCTAGCCAACTGGGCTTTACGAAGAGCCGCACGTTGTTTTGCGGTTCTAGCCACGACGACCCTTCTTTCCAGAAAATTTTGATTCAGGTAAGCGTCGGTAGCGAACTACCTTGCCGCCTTTCGTTTTATGAGCTTTTTCTCTTGCCCAGGGTTGTTTAGTTGCGAAAGCCCAACGCCATTGCTTTTTGCTTTTGAAACCCTTATAGGTTTTCCGCTTTTTGGACATGCGTCAGCCCCTGAATGCATCATTTGCGACGACGTTTCTTGTTTTTCTTGTAACGCCCAGGAACCGTATTCGCAGCGATAGCTAAACCCATAGCGCCACCCCAAAAAAGCCCTGATCGAAGACCTGATGCTGCGCCCATTTTCGCGGCTTGGCCCATTGCCCTGCCCTTGCCAACGACATTAGGACCGCGATTCATATACGCAGTAAGGCCAACACTGGCGGCAGAATCAATCGCCGCGCCAACTAAAGCACCGGCTGCACCGACCTTGATGATTGTTCGGGCGTAATGCATCTTTTTGGAGCTAGGGACAAACGTTCTTTTTGGCGTTCTTTTTGGCGTTCTTTTGCTTGTTGTACTTTTCTTTTTTACGGCTTTACCACGACCACGACGTTTCCGTGCAGAAGCTAGTTGCGCTTTACGAAGCGCTGCACGTTGTTTTGCGGTTCTAGCCACGATGGCCCTTCTTTTCAGAAAATTTAGTGCATCATTTGCGACGACGCTTTTTATTTCGATTGCGGTCCCTGAGGTAGGACACTCCATGAGCGACACCGCCGTAACCAAGCACGCCGGTTTTATAAATCACCTTGAGCTTGTCGCGCTTTCGACCAGATTTCCATTGCGCCTTGCGACGACGATGGATTGCACCCGCGCCAGAATGACCTTTTTGCCAACGTTGCTTAAGGGTCTTTTTCTTTCCCCTGCCCTTACGTTTCCGTGCAGAAGCTAGTTGCGCTTTACGAAGCGCTGCACGCTGCCTTGCCGTTCTTGCCATTCTTGCCATGCATAAATGTTAACTGACACCCAAGTCTAAAGTAGTTTGATCCGGCGTGTTTTCTTCTTGGGACATTTCTTCCCCGCCACCAGCCAGTGACGCTGAGAACGGGTCCATCGCGGCAGCGTTCGCAGCGACCTGCTGGCTAAGCATGGCGGCAATGTCCTCGTCGGTGAGCGGCTGTCCCGTGTAGGGGTCCACGGTCGGGTACTCCCAGCCCAGAGAGCGTAGTTTCGCAACAGCCATGCTCGTCAAAATCAGGTTGGATTGCGTTAGAGAGATTGTTTCTTCAATTTGCTTGTCACGGTTTTTCGGTGACGGGTCATCGAAGATACAAACCACGGACATTTCCATCATTACTGCCGGATCGGGAAATAGCTCCGGTTCGTAGGCTGGCAGCCACATGGTTGTAATGTCATAGAACATCTGGTCTATGACATTGATGATTTCTTGTTCTTTTTCGGCGTTCTGCGCCAAGAGCGGCATGAGTTGCAACTGCAAAGAAATTCCCGATTCCGCAACCGATACGTCCACTCGACCAATAGCAATCGCAGGAGTTCCTGAAGCCTCACTCAAACCCTTTTCATCAATGAAGTTCATGTGGTTCTGGTACGGGGAAACGTCGGAAACACCGGTCACCCGATCAAAACGTTGGTCTTGCCCAATTTCGATGATCTGCATGGGACCGATAGACCAGTCTGTCGTGTTGCCCTCGGTGTCCTGGGGTGGGGCAGCCGACGTAACATACATGCCCAAACCTTGAAAAACGATGGTTGCGTCTTCATCTGTAAGCGATTGATTGATCGCATACATCAAAGTTTCTAAACCAGTTAGCTGAGAATGCCCCCAATTTGAATTTTGGGGTGGATTGTTACGCCACTTGTAGACAGGTAGCTGTGTGATACCCGGTGGCAAAGGCATTGGTTCTTGCTCAAAATCGGGATACGGAACCGGTTCCATTTTTTCAGCAGAGACAACCGAGCGATCATCCCACTTACCGATTTCAAAGAACTTCAGTTCAGTGGTAACCATCATCGTGTTACCAAACTCGTCAAAAACCTTACGAAAAGTACGGCGACGAGCGATCTTTTTGTCCGGTTTGTCGGCATCGCGGAAGTCCTGCACCGTATCTACGATGTGGCACCCGATCACAGAGCCATTGGAGTCCTCAATTTCAAATAGCTGACGAGGATCAAGTTCAACAACGCTGATCCGTTGCGTAGCTGGCTTATTTCCATTTGCATACACATAGAACGCAGCATCACCACGCACCAAACCCCAGCGCTTGTTGGATGCGAACTTGGCTCGCAACGATTCCCGTTTAAAGAAATCGCCCCACCATTGACCGAGCACTTCCTGGGTGCCAGCATCACCCGTGCCCTCGACAAGGAAATCGAATCCAATACCCAAGAATCGGTTTGTCGCCTCAACGATTTTCTTCCCGCTAGGCATCAGGATGGGATAGGAGTCATCCCCACGCAACACAATCTTCAGCGTTTGCGTTGAGTTAATATAAAGATTTTCGTACAGATCGTATGCACCGATTCGGCGTTGATCCAAGTCATTAGCGACATTCGCATCAGCGCTATTAATGAAATCAATCGCAGAAGCGTATTGCTTGAGGTTATAAGCCATTTGTCAATCCTACCTTTATCCCATCCACGTTCCACGTCGCTTGCTGGTATGGCGTGCCCCGATTCCAGCCGGTTCCGATCCATACTCTTGAGGATTGTTCCCCAACCCACGCAAGAATTTCGCATGGCTGACCTTGGTTCCCCCGCCAAGCTGGGTGGATACAGCATGGTACTTGCCTGCGAGGAATCGTCCTAGTGCTTCTGGGGTGTGATCGTCTTTCTTCATGGGTAGTTCAAAGCGCTTGGTTGAGGATTCGATTTGTTCGTTCTTCTTTTCTGGGTATCGGTACTGACCCATTTCACGAATGGTGTGGACGCATTTCGTGGAAATCATCAGTCGTGGCCTCATGCGGTCCTGCGCGGTGGGGTGAGACTTCCACTGCGCTGATGACAATTCGGTGTCGGTAACGCGATTCTTGAAAGCAAGCCGAATCAGGTTGAGTCGATTACTAAGTTCGCCTCCGGTGTGAGGCCGAGCTTTAACCCGCTTCCCATTTCGACGGAATATATTCTCCAAGACCGCCGTGTCACCAGGACTCGCTGGATCGGGATAGAATTCTGAACAACTATCGGGTAACAGTTCTCGTCGGAGAATTTCAGCAGCGAACTCGTCGGGAGCGAGATTTTCCTGGTATAGCTCGTCAATGACATTGATTTCTCCCCACGGGCCAATCTGAATCAAGAGCCACACGCTTGGATTTCGGTATCCGTAGTCCACTGCGGCGACGGTTTCCCAGGACGGGTTGTATCGAATCAGCCGTGTGTGTGTTTCTTCATCGAATTCTTTAAACACTTTTCCCACGAAATCGGTGAAGTCTGCTGCAACTTCCTGTTGGAACATGGGGATGGTGAGGTCATTGGCTAGCTGGGCGATTTCTGGGTCAATGACGAATCCCTCGCTCTTGATAATGTCGAACGATGTGAGTTCAGGATGCTCGTTCATAATCTGGAGCATTCGTTTCACATCTGCGTCTTCAGTGGGTTGTCGGAAAACGTGTGGATTCTTCCAACTAGGAATGCGGAATCCGTTCCATCCTTGGTTTCCCGGTTGAATGGAGTCCATATAAAGCTTGTGAAACCAATTCTTGCCTTCCGGTGTCGATGTGAAGATCGCCCATCCACCGAAGTCAGCCAAAGTGGGTCGAATCAACTGATCCCACGTTATTTGTTTCATCTTCGCCGCTTCATCCAAGATAACGCCCGAAAGGGCTTCACCAACAAGAGAGTTTGGTCGATTCTCGGATTTAGCTTGAAGTATAAAAGCTCCATCCCACAACGAAACCACCATATCACCAGTCTGGACTGAATAATAAGTGCCAGGTTTATCGAATGGAAGTCCCAATTTGCTACATTTGTCGTAAAACACACGAAAAGCTTTTTCAGAATCCGCATATTCTGGGCCTACTATCCAGTATTCCATTCGCTTACCTTCTGATTTTAACCAGTTGGCACG